TCAGGCTCCTGATGATGAACGAGCTCCTCTCTGAAGCTCAGTTCAACTTCCGGGTTCCACTCTAATCCCACATACTCAATAGCCTCTTTCAGGCCACCCATATCAGGGAAAGAAACGAACTTGGTTCCATATTCCTGTAGCAGGGCGTAAGCGTCTGTCCACAGCTTTAAGGCATCTTTTTCTTCAATATTAGCACTTTCAGCAAGAGATGCAGCAACTTCTGCTGGATGCCTGATGCTGGCTATGACTGACACGCTCTGGATGTCCTCCCAAAAAAGACTCCACACCGGAAAGGTCCAGCAAAGACGCGGATCCTTAAACCCAATCCTCTTCTCAGTGAACATTTCAAAGGCTTCTCTTTCGTCTCCGTAGAGGTCGCCCTTTACTTGCTTTGGGTGGGCCCAGTCAGCACCGGCTTCAGCAAGAATAGCATCATTCATCCTGACAAAATCGCGGTCTTCCCAGTCGGAACCATCATGATTCTTTCCCATGTCGAGTCCGCATAAAGACAACGCATGGGCCAGAAAAGAAGCTCCCGATCGATGCATCCCTGTAATAAATACTATCTGATCAGGACGACCGTCGTATTTGCTCATGATAGCCTACGTAGACGTATGTGATGACTCGCACATGTGCGGGTCATCACATACGCCAATGCCGTCATTTTCGACGACTACGCTTTGCTGGACTTCGCTTTTGCTTTGGGGGCTGCGTTGGTCTTTTTCGCAGTGGCCGCCTGGCGTCCTTCGGATGAACTGGTGAGTTCATTGTTCTTCAATTTCTCCCTTGCGCGATCGCGTGACCAGGCAGAACTGAGTCCATCAGCTTTGCCAGCAGCAATCTCGTCATAGAAGGATTGTACGGTTCCGGCATCGACTTCTGTCTGATTCGACCGGTTAAAGCGGCCTACTGCATCTGCCACTGTTGCCCCGGATATAAGACGACGATCCGTGGCCGCGATACATTGATCTATCTGTTCAAATGAGGCCATGGTCTCTCCATTGAAAGGGAGAGGGGTTGCCCCCTCTCCCAATCAGGAAAAAGATCTACCCAGCACCTTCGGTGCCGAATATGCCGCGGGCGTCACCCCATCCAGAGGACTGGGCGAACATACCGCTGATCTTGTAGTCTTTGGTGTCGAAGTCGTACTCGTAGTCGGTCCAGAACGGTTCACGATCATAGAGAATCATGTTGTGATTACTCTTGTCCGCGAACAAGAACCAGGCGTCAGAGTCGGTCAGGTACGTCCAAGTTTCGACATCGAGCATCCCGTGAGCCGGGTTGACATCGTTATTGGCTGACCCAACGACATAGTTAGAGCGGATCAGTTTATCTGCCGTAAAGCGCAGATCAGCCGGCACTACCAAAGTCTTCGGCTCGATAGCAAGACGCTTGTTACCGCCATCACGGAAGTTCATGAAGTCGATTAGCGCCTGCTCGAGAGAAGTCTGAGAAAGGTCGGCTGCCGTCGATAGCTCATTCCGGAAGGTCTGCCCGTTCTCGAGCAAATGGACCGACGAAAAGAGTTCGAGAGCATCTGGTCCGGTGTAGCTGCTGCTGAAGCCATTGTTGAGGTGATTGGCAAGGATGGTCTCTTCAGTTGCCCGAGCAGACCTCCCTAGTTCTCCTCCCAGCTTCTGCATGGTACCATACAGATCGTCGCGCAACATCGGGCGCGTGACCCGCATCCCATACCCATAATCGAGATGAGTGAACGTGTTCCGGAAGCCTTCGTTCAGCGCGACATAGTCGAGTCCCGCTCCCTCCAGCTTCTGATTCATCGTTCCGATACCGCCTACCGTTACCGTATCCTCTTGGTACTGGTAGGAATCTCTTACATTGAAAAGGCGGCGACCCACACCCTCTCGCTCCTCGTACTCGTCGAAAATAACGAGATCGATCTCGCGTAGAGTAGTATGATGCGGCCAGCCTGCTATCTGATGAATACTGGCCATTATTTCCCCACCAATTTTGTAAGGTGATGTTCGTTAATCCGGCATACGTACTGGGCGTTCGCGCCGACAGCATTGTCCGGACGATCTAGCAGATCAAGTAATCTCAACCCAGCGGTGGCGGCTACCTTAGTAGAACTATCGATCTCATGTGCTGAGTTTCCGGTAGTGGTGTTTCCGGTAGTAGCGAGATGGTCATAATTAAACCCTATCATCTCGAGGGCTACGTTCTCGCCCGTGGAATCCTCCTGTCCGACAATCTTTTGATCTGGATCATCGACAATGAGAAGCGTAGCTGCGGTGGCAGCTGCGCTATAAACGTCCGATACGCCCATCAATTCAACGGATCCCGCTGCTGCGGCTGTGAGCGTCCCTGCCTCTGTCATATCGACGAGATCGCCATTGAATACGGCACCAGAAGTTGTTTTGTCGTAGGGCGATACGCTGCCCCTTGGCCCAAAGGCCTTAAAGCCTTTGGGATGATCAACATTAGCCACGAAGTTTTTCTCCTAGTGATTTAACCTCTTGTTACTCTGATGTGGCCCATGTTCTCTCCTGCTCCTTTAGATCCGCGCTCGATGGAGTCGGCTACGTTCATGGCCTGATTTCGGTCATGCCCTTCTCGCAGGGCGGCGTCGTAGACAACCTGTGCCATCTTGGATCGCTTTTTTTGGACATCCTCCAAACGAGAAGACAATTGATCATCGGTCTTTTTCTGCCTTCTTGATTGAAAGATGGAGCGTGCCTGCTGTGGAAACTTCAGCAAAACCAACTCCCTCGTGCGAGTAGTGCCATCCTCTGTGTCAGGACGTAACGAACGGTCTCGTCCTTCTTTTTTCAGATGCACTACCTCGCCACCCTGCTGCTTCCAGTACTCCGCCTTTTCAGGCGAAGACCAGCGCAATGAGGCTCCCTCGGTATCACATTCTCTGCGGATTCCTTCTTCCACAAAGAGGATATCGAATTTGTCGAGTTCATTGATCTCGGAAAGACCAGCCATCTCCTTAGCTTCTGCCAGGGTGGGGGCTCGTTCCGGAAGGGATTCAGGAACCAAATTTGGATCCATGGTGGCCTGTTCATGGGCCTTCAGGGTCTTGGCTGGGTGTTTCATACGCAAATGAGCTCCCAATGCGCCATCTTTGGGCTTATCGGTCACAGACTGCCATTCACACCACGGACAAGACGTAGAAGACGAATGATTGAGTACCACCCAATCTATCGCGGCCGTCATCAATTCGGTTTCATCCATCGTAGTCTCAATCATCGTCCACTCCCTACTCCGGCATGATTCCTGACGGAACGCTCGGTTAATTGCTGAATACGCTCTGGTGAAAGTGACTTGACACGATCCAGGGCAGCCCCTGTGGGCTTAACATAGGGGTCAGGCTTTTCAGCAGCAGGGATGCCGCCGGCGCCTGATGGCTGCAAAGGGTTAACTCGAGAAGTCTTCTCAAGTTTAATGTCTCCGTTCTCTACTGCATTGGCCAACAGTCTCGAACAGAGATCGTTCATCTGCTGTCCGTTTCTGCTGACTTCCGGATACTGGTTGACATACGCCTGAATCTGAGAACGCATTGCCGACGCTTGCTCCGGAGAGACAAGTCCTTCATGCTGCCACTTCTGAATCCTTCCTACCTGGATAGCATTGGCTTGCTGCTCGCCACGCACATCGTTTACGGCTTGCTGGACAATATTTTGGACTTCTTCTCGCCCAACGGCATCGCTTTCGCTGCTCCGCATTTCGTGATACGTGTCCAGGATTTCCCTGGCCTTTTTACCCTCTTCGTCTGTTCCCAACATCTTGTTGAGGTACTCTTCAGATCGATTAGGAACCTCGCCGTCGCCTTGTTCGTAAGCTGCGGCATGGTATTGTTCGAGTTGGGCCTTGAGAGCAGCGTTTTCTGACGCCACTGTCTGGCCATACGTCTGCCACTGCTGCCCTTGTCCAGACACTTTCTGGAGCTGTGCTTCTACAGCTCTACGCTTCTCTGTCTCCTCTCGAAGACGATGAGAAGGAACACGGGCTTCGTCTCCCGATTGACCCTCTGTCGCGGGGCTCGCTGAGGAAGACGCCTCAGCGTCAGGGGCGGCCGAGCCCTGAGCGTCTTTATCGACCACTTCACTCATAATACTCTCCTTCTAATACTGCGACTTGGGTGCGGTTTTGCGTGTAGACTTGTTGTTGCTTGAAGCCTTCGCGCCTCCGCCACCTCGTTTTGCCTTACGTGGAGCATAACTCCCCGTATGGGCATTCCCACTGGTATCTTTATGCCCTTCTTTAGGCATGATACATCTCCTATGGGTAAATTTGGTAAGTTGCGGGTAGACAGCCAATTAGGCTGCTTTCGCTGCTCCCTCAGCGGTTTTTCTGGCCCTGGCCACCTGAGTGCGGAAATTGTTCTGTTCCACGTTCGTCATGGGGCCAATTCCCATCTTCTTTCTAATTAGGTTTAATGCAACGATATAGCCCTCATCGGTTTCCATCGTCGTCATCAGCAGCGGGGGCTGCATTTTAAAATCAATAAAGAGATAGTCCTGATAAGCGACCCGGTTCCGGACCAGTGCATCTCGATCCGCGTCAAGCAGCTCGCTTACTGGCATCCTCTTCGGTTTCCTTTCGGAGATCTTCCATCTCCTTCTTTAAATTCTGAAGCCTGGCGATACACCTATCAACCCCGTCTGCAACCCCCTGAGCATAGTGTATCTCATCAAGTGTGCCCTTCCGGGCCTTTCCCCTGGCAACAGCATCCTCTTTCTGAAACTGCGTTTTTAGAGCTTCCATAATCCCCCAATCAAAAGCGGGATTAGAGAGTAAATCTATTAACTGGCGAGCTCTTCTGGGATCCTCCGTCATTGCGGCAGCCTCGGAGGAGGCGCACCATTCCCGGCTGTTAATGCCGACATATCGCCCATGGCCCCTACGTTTTCTCTACCGGCCAACTGTGGCACCATGCGATCCTGCTGCCCCATCGGCCCAGGCTGCTGGGGTGGCTCTGGCTGGGCGCCAATAGAAGCATTTACACCGGCCTGAGTCTGTGCCATCTGAGCGGCCTGGGCTTCCATGTGCTTGTTTATATGGGCAAGATGACCGGCGAGATTAGGACGGTTCATCGAGGCATATGCATCAGAATTAACGTGGGCTTGATGCTTGAGGATGTGGTCTTCGGTATTGTCTGATGGATTTATATTCGCCGGCTGGCCCTCTCCATAGAGACTTTGATCCATATCTCCATTCTCCTGCTCTGGAGACTTGGGAGTCCCGGCGGCCACTGAAGATTTGGGTCCGATATAGAGTTCGGGGTTGGGGAATCCTGCGGCCTCAAGGCGGGTTTTCTGAGACTCCCACAACCGGCCCTGATCAGCATTCATAAGGACAGAACTTGCTTCAAGCTGTGCCAGGACTTGGGCTTGCTGCTGGCGCATCATGGACGAATACTGCCCGTGATTGGCCCCCAGGCGGAAATCAAAGTTGCCGCGCATCCACAACTCAAGTCTTGTCAGCTTCTGAGTGGCTGGGCCCTCAGCGCCCTCAAGCCTCAGCCATCGATATTCAGGGCCGAATTGAAGCTCCATGTTGTATATCATACGACACATGAAACTGAAGGCTTCAGCATCCTGCTCTACGATCTCTGAGGTTCTGGCTAGTGACTCTTGCTGGGTGCCAACGAACCCGGTCGCATGACGGGCTGCGGCGCCCTGCGTCGGTGAAATCCCGAGAAATAGATCCGTGACACCCAGGACACGCTCAAACAGGGTATAGAGCAATTGTTCTTCCTGATGGTAAAACGAAGTGACGTTCTGAGTGGGCGGGAAGCGCACGTCATTAACATCGTCTACCGGCACCCCTTTCAGGGGCTTGAGCTTGATTTTCTCCGGACGCACAGTGCTTGAGGCCCGGAAGAAGAAATATGGCATGTTGGTAGCAAACCCAACATCCATTCTGAGGTTATGGATAGTATCAAGTTCGTCGGACAAATACTGTACGATTTCGATTGGGCCCATGGAGTAAAACCGGTCATCTACCATCTGGTAGTGCAGTTCAACCAGGGGCCGTTCGCCTGTCCATGAAATATCCGTAAGTAGAAATGCCCCAAGGAGTTTCATGGGATGGACGCTGACAAAGAAGACGCATTCAAGTTCTTCCTTGATCGAATTCCCTTCCTTGTCTATAGAATCCACCTCATAGGGCATAAACCAGGTCAGGACTTCAATTTCCGGATTAGGGGCAGCCCTCTTGGACCGCGGAGACCTTCCCTGCCTGTTGCGCCCCTCGGCCTCATCCTGCTGTCTAGATCGCGAAGCATTCTGCCCGCCTGGGCCTGATCGATCCTGGGCCGGCGAGCCCGCTACCCACCATTCCCTGTCA